GGGCATCTAAGTCGTCTCCTGCTGCAAGGTTAGGGTTCCTGGCTGCGATTCTTTCAGCTTCAGCCTCATCGGAAGGGTCGTAGTCCTGGTAACCACTATAATCTAAAGTTTGCGTCATCGCTTGAATTTGTTGAAACGCGAGCGGGTCGCTTGACGCTACGAGGGCTTGAGCTTTCTCGTTCCATTTCGTCAGAGTCTGCACCGTCTTCTGGTGTTCCGACATCTGCGCTTGCAGAGTCAGCGACTGCTGCTCCAGCAGCTGTGTGGTCGATTTCTGGTGCCACAACTGCTGCACCACCAGCATTGAAAGCAGGATTACTGACAACACGCTCAACAAAATTACTGATAACATCCTTATTCATCTCCTCTAGGGCGTCCTTGTAACCCTGATCGTAGAATTCTTTTTTCCTTAGTTCGACAGAAGCGGGTGCTTCTTCTTCAAACAGCCCAGCTACCCGAGCCATTTCACGCAAAGTATCGACAGCAATGTATATACGCCCGCGGTCAATAACTTGCAGGCTCAGATCTACACCTGTGTCGATAAAAGGCCCAACACCTGTTTTGGTAATCCAGCACACTCCAGGTGCTAGTGCAGGAGCGTCCGTCAGAAAAAATCTGCTCATTAGTAATAATCTCCATATCCTCCGATGACGGTAGGTCCGTCTTCAGCCATTGCCCTGTCTTCTACGAATTCGACACTAGGGTCTTCTCGCATCTTTAAAAGCAACTCCTCGTATCTTAGCGTAGTCGGAGCGTCTTTGACACCCTCAACACCCTCAATAGGTTTTAGATCGGGCCTGGTCGTGGCAAAATACCGTGCCGAGTCAAAAGCGTGGTCGTCCTTTTTGTGCACAACTTCTTGCTTGTTCGTGTCATACGCCATCTTGTCGGAAGCGTATGACCCCCAGCGCAGCTTCTTTAGTTCGCGGATAAAGTTGGCACAGTTACGGGAAATAACCCATTTAGGCCGGTCTGGACCCCAACGGGTGTCGTTGCGTCGACGAAAATACGCTTGCATTTTCTCAATACCGACCATGACATCGTGGGGTATGCCCTCAACGTTCACGTACAGCCCGTGGAGCGCATATTCTTGGATAATCGATGTCCCGGTCACCCCGTTGCGTTGACGCATCGCAGGGTCGCCCATACGCTCCACAGAGTCAGGTTTACGACCCCAACTTAGCTCACGCTGTTTTACAAGCTGTGCATGCTCCGACACAATCATGTTCGATTGGTAATGCTCCGCAAACGTCACAATATCGCCTGTCGGTGACACCGCATGCCACAACCACGCTGTCGGGTTGTTGAGCCCGTGGTCGACAGAAGCGTAAATTGCCCAATTTTTAGGCACATCGCCTGGACCAAAATCAATTAAATAACGTTCAATGTTTTGACTAAAATCAGGAAACACCAAACCACTACGAGCAACAAAGTCACCCTTTTCACGAATATCACGCTCCTCCTTATTCATACCTAACATGTAAAAATTCATGTCATCCATGTCAGCCTGAATGTACGGGTTCTGCTCAGCCGACAGGGTAAACGTGTCGATCTCCTCGGCCTTACCCTCCTTTGCGGGCTCCCACAACAAATCAAACGTCCACCCCATACCCTTCGTAGGGGTAGCCGCAATCACCCAAAACCCGTTGTAGTCAATAAGACGCATCATCGACTCGTTGAAAATGTGCTGAGGGGGCTCCTCGTCAAAGAAAATCCCGTGACGAGGAACACCACCCAACTTCATCATGTCCATACCCCAAGTAACAAAATCAATTGTTGATCCATTATCAAACGTCAAAATGTAGTTGGTTGCATCCCAACTCTTAGACCAATCACCATCCTTCAGGTAGGAGCGTGGTATCCACCTCTTCATTTTAGGCAAAATAATCTGCTCAATACCCTTAGCAACGTCGACAACGACAAACCTTAGTTGGATAGGCCCAGAACCCCATGAAGCAGGTCGCTTAAGATATGGGTGAGTATCAGTTGCCCACCAGATAGATTCCACGACTTCGGCGTCGGTCTTTCCTCCACGGTTACCTCCAGAAATAAACCGTCCACGTTTGTCAGATTTGTGAAACCTGAGCTGTTCCGGGTAATCCTTTTCCCCATAATTTAGGATGTTGGGTTTGTGGATTGACTGGTCAAGCTCAGCAACGGCAAGCTGTAAAAGCTCTGCCGGTGTTAGTTGTCGGGGCTTTGATGGCATTACGAAGTCGAGTTGTCGACAGCTCCGAGACGAACAAGAATAGCATTGACTGACAAACGCCACGCATCACCGGCCCGCGACCCGGAAATTGTTTCACCCTCAAGGATCAGCGCAGAGTCACCACCATCATGGGTGTGGTTACCGGGTGCCGCCTGGGTAGGGTTAGGCCCCAACGTGTGATGTTGTGCTTCCGCACGCGAATCCACGTCACTGTTCTCGTGAAAATCGTTAACCACCTCAGCAGGCGGTTTAGGGTTCTCGTCACGCCCAAACGTGCCGGGGTTGTCGTCAGATGACAGCATCGACATAGTTACCTCCTAAATAGCTCTCATTGTACTCGTAGCCTCGCTTTTACTGCCACGCTGCCATTTACCACAATCCATACACCTAAACCTGCGGTACTGGGACGTACCCGTAGTCTCCACACCGCGAGACTGCAAATGGTCAGACCCGCACGACACACAAGCCTCAGGCCTACCGTCAATAAGTGCCCGGTTGGGGTGGTTTTTAATCCACGGCAAAAACTTCTCATACATGCCCACCAGCAAGTTCACGTCTTGAATCTGATACTTCTTCATCTCACGCCAAGCCTTATCATCACCCGACATGCACTTGATCCACAGCTCGAACCCGCTGTGCTTCACCTTTTGACCCAACCCCAACTTTTGGGCCACATAATCTAGTTTGTTTGACGGAAACCTAAACCTCTGTTTAGCCACCCGAAACAAATCAATTTCTTTATGCGGAGACGGGGGCAACATGTCGTTTTCAATAAACTCACGATACAAATGTTTCACATCAAACCCGGCACTGTTCCAACCCACAACAGCATCAGCATCATCTAAAAGCTCATGTATAGCTTTAAGCATGTCGGCTTTACCATCATGGTGGACTGAGCTAAAGTGGACTTTACGTTGCCCGTACCAACGGGCACCAAAACAGATAACCTCGGTAGAACTGACCAGTTGATTTATCGAAACATTCTGATTCCATAGACCCCAAACGTAAGCCAAGTTGGGTGACGTTTCGAGGTCTAACAAAAGTATCTTCATAGTTGTCCTAACCATCTGGACAATCTTAGCGTAAAAAGGAATGAAATATGGATGATGTTGAATTTGTCGGTGGCGTGGCGTGTCCAGTGGACCCGTTTGAAGCGTTAATGTGTGACAGCTGTCAATGAAAAAAGGCCCCCTCGGGGGCCTTTTTTATTTACTTACCGTCAGGGTCGACGTTAGGGACAGCCCAAGTAGAAAAAGCCGTTAGTGCTGCGAGTGCGAAGGTAACCCATGCTTGTGATTCTGCGGGGACCAGGGTTACACCAAGTTCGGTGCCGACACTGCTGAGTGCCACAAGGATACTTCCGACACCCGCAACAATAGCTTTGGCATACTTTTGGGCCTGTTTAAGACCTGTAACAAGTTCGTTCATTAGTATTTTCCGCCTTTTTTCTTCGGTCCCATTAGAATCTCCCATCATTAATGTACTTCTGGAGCCCTGCAACGGCTAGTTTACCAGCAATCCCATCAATCTTGCCTGCATAGTAGCCTTCTCTGCGGAGGACAGTTTGCATGGCTTTCCACGTGTTTTTACTCATGATGCCGTTAACAACCAGTTTAATGGGGCCTTGCTCAGCAAAGTAGGGCTGAGGATCGGTGTCGGTTCCCCATTTGCGACTGGTTCTCACCTCGAAGTGAAGGTGGGGTCCTGTGCTGGCACCAGTTGAGCCCGACAGGTATATTTTTTCTCCGGCTTTTACCCGGTCACCTTTGTTGTGGTGGGTGCGGTGTGCCCCGTGATAGTAGACGGTGAACAGATCACGTTCGTGTTCGATGATGACAACATGCCCACCACCTTTGGGTGACCAGCCGATGTGGACAATTTCTCCGTCACCGGCTGCGAGTACGTCGAAGGTTCCACCAAAGTCTGTGCCTCTGTGGAAGGCTTTGCGTTTGGTGATGGGGTGGATGCGCCAACCGTAAGGGCTTGTGACGGGGCGTCCTGGTGCTGGGTTATTCAGTCTCATTTTCTACTGCTGTCCATTCTTGTAGTTCTTCGTTCCAAGTGTAGGTCGCACCGTCTTCAGGGTATGGCAAAGGTGCGACCCAGAGACAAGTGTCCTCATCCAAAACCCACGACTCGAATGGCTTAGGTGGAATGAAAGCGTCTCGCTCGGGATCGTAAGTGAAACCGATACCGGCATAGTTGAATCTCAGCGCTTTGGTTTGGTCCTCACTAGGTTCCCCATCGGTGTAGTGGACACCGCCACGAGTGTTGTACGAAGTCTGTTTGTAGACATCGCCGGTTCGTGCGGTCAGTTCCGCTTCCAAACCGTCATCTTCTTGACGCCCTACAGTCACGAAGGTCACAATGTTGTTCTCGTCTAGTTTCGCGAAGTGGCTCATCCGATTGTCACCGTTTCTGAAGTCGTGCTAGTAGCGGTTACGACATACACGCGCTTATCCCCAACGATTGAGTTTGTTTGTGTCACACCGCCAGAAAAAGTTACCAAAGTCGATGACGAAATTTTAAATATAATTACACCGGAGCCCCCAGCACCACCATCAGCGCCACCACTAGCGCTACCCCCAGCACCACCACCGCCAGTATTTACACCACCGGAACCGCCAGTTGAACCAGCCGGTCCACGCGCACCACCACCCCCGTCACCAGGCTGAGTTGTTTGGGCATTGTCGTAACCAGCACCACCACCACCACGAGTGACGGAAGAACCAGTAATTGACGAAGCAACGCCGTCACCACCCCAACCGCTGGCGTCAGTATTTCCAGCCTCACCAGCACCACCGCCACCACCGGCAACGTTAGCGGCATTACCAACACCGCCAGCGAACCCCTGACCAGCCGTTCCAGAACCAGCACCAGTGCCAAGAAAAAGACCACCACCAGAACCACCGGAACCAGCAACCTCACCGCCGGCGTTGCTGGCACCAGCACCGCCACCATTAGAAGTGATGAAAACAAAAACAGAGTTACTTCCATTTGACCCTAAAGTGCCAGTAGCGCCAGCACCACCAGCACCAACTGTCAAGGGGTAAGTTCCAGGCGCAACATTCAAAGCCGGTTCAGCAGAATTGCCACCACCAGAGGACTCACCCGCCACCGATGACCGATAACCCCCAGCACCACCGCCACCACCATTCGAAGCGCCAGATACACCACCGCCACCGCCACCGCCCCCAGCGATTACTAAATACTCAATCGAAAAAGGTCCGGCACCAGTAGAGGCAGACATACGCCGGTATTTCTGAAAGTCCCTTATGGAACTGTTTGCCATAGAAGTAACAGCCATTAGTTGCTACCCCCTCTACTAGGAAATTTCGGTGCCAAAAACGTTAATCGACATATCCGCACTCGAACAGTACGCAGTCAACACGTCAGCAGCATCCATCGTAATACCCAAAGTCAACGTGGTTGAATCGTTCGCTGCAATCGGAACATCGTACGCACAATACATGGCGTCAGTCTGAGCTGCACCATTAGGGCGAACCGACAGACG